CGCACCGCGGTGGTATGACGGCGCTTTCTGTAGACGAGATAATAGTGGATCATTTCATCAACCATTCACCGCCGGCATCAGCGACTCACTCGCGGTGTCCACTGAACCAGACCAAGCCGAGACAGTGCATACAATGCGCCGGCGGCGCTAGTCAGCATCCAGGTGGAAGCAACCCTCCCGCTGCTGAGAGTTGTTTCCACTTCTATAAACCAAAGACCATCCTCGCCACGAGAGTGTCGCATTCGCGCCAGCTCTCGCTGAATCCTGCCGTAGGCACTGTCAGCGGCGGCGATAGTGCGCCGCCGCTCCTGCCAACGACGACCCCGCTCATGCGCTTCTGCCCAAAACTCATCAGGCCAGGTGGTATAGAACCACGTGTTGTACCTGACTGAGAAGCTGCGCCAAGATTCGCCGCGGCGTCTCCTGGGACTCCTTCTAGGATTGGCAATCGGTGGCTTGATACCTGGTAATGGTAATTGTCTCATCATTTTTCTCCTCAGGCGAAAAACCTCTGTCGCACCACGGGCTGCGGCTCAGGTAGCGCCTTGTCGGCGCTCCCCGGCGCTACCGACCCCGTAGCGGCAAAAAGAGACTTCTCCTCCGCCGGTTCGATGCCGAAAGCTATGGCCACGGTGACCAGCGCCGCGCGGTAGCCCTCGCGGTAGGCCCGCAGATAGCGCGGATCGCCCGCCACCTCGCCCATCGCCGCTGCCGTGGTGGCCGAGGCCTGATCGGCGGCCTGCAAAGCGTGCAGGATGTCCTCGCGAAACCAGATGTCCAGACTCATCGTGCCTCCTCTGCTCACACCTCTACCACTTCATCGTTGTGAGACACGGGCGGGAGAACCACCGGCCCGCCCGTTGGCAGACCACCGGGGATGAAGACCTGCACCGCCGGTGACTGCGGCTGGGGCTTATTCCGCGCCTGCTGCACCATGCGCACCCGCAGGTCCGCCGTCTGTTGAGCGGCGTTCATCACCTTCTGCACCCCCGTCTCCAGACCCCTGATGCGCTCCCTGGAGGCCAGGCGGCCTACACTGTAGGCCAGGATGCCCGTGAGGGGCAGGGCCAGAGTGGTCAGCCCCGCCCACCAGCGCAGGGTGGTGAGATGGGCGTGGAGCAGGGCGTAGGTGAGCAGCCCTATCATGGAGCCGATAATCAGCAGGCCCACAGCGCCCACGATCAGCAGGTGACGTTCGGTTTTGCTCATTGGTGTATCCTCCTGCCTGCCTGACCGAAATACTCCCATACACCCTTCCGCCCTCAGCCACGCCTGCCCGGGGCCCAGGGGTGTATATAGGAATTTCGGTCAGGCAGTCATCTTGACCAGGGTCCAGCCCTGTTCCTTCAGCCAGGCCAGAGCGGCCTGTCCCAGACGCATGATTTCACCGGCTCTGCCCGAACCGGGCGGGTTCAATCCTTCGGCGGCAATGGCGTTCTTCAGCCAGGGCCGGCCGTGGTTCTCGGCGGCGGCGATGAGTCCCATCCCCACCTCGACCGGTTGGGGCCAGGGTGAAGGGCGGCCGGGCTCGAGGCCCAGGGCCTCGGCCTCGAGCTCGGGCCAGGTCTCCAACAAGGGCCCCTGGCGCTCGACCTCGGCCAGGTCACGCTCGTCCACCAGCACGAGCTGGGTGCGGTGGATGGCCTGGGGGCCCTTGACGTAAGCGTCGCCGGCACCCAGCAGTCGGTCGGCGCGGGGGAAGGAGTCGCCCAGGGCGACCTCGCTGGCCTTGGCGTCGGTGACGCGCAGGGCCATGCGCCCCACCAGGTTGCGGGGCATGGTGCCGTCATCGCCAAAGGCGGCCTTGGTGGGATGCTGGGTGGCCAGCAGGGCGTGGATGTGCGCCGCCCGGCCTTTGTTCAGAATGCGCCGCAGGCATTCCCGGATGGCGGGATCGTCGGCGAACTCCTGGAACTCGTCGAAGATGACGATGATGCGCGGGAACTGCCCTGCGGCCTGGGGGCCTTCGGCGGCGATGATGCGATAGCGTCGCTGCAACTCCTGATTGACCCAGGCCAGGGCGGCGCGGGCGGAGGGCACGTCCGTGGCCAGGGGGCCGACGGTGCCGGGCAGGTTGACCAGGGGGCCCAGGCCACCGCCCCACTTGCCGTCCAGAAGCACCAGGCGATTGTTAGGGTCGCGGCAGAGCTGGAGGGCGGCGGCATGGAGGCCGACGGTCTTGCCGGAGCCGGTGGTGCCGGCGTAGAGCCAGTGGGGGATGCGGTCGTCCAGGCCGATCATCACCGTCTGGCCGTGTTCGTTCAGGCCGGCGGCCCAGCGGCCATCGCCTTGGGGCCTGCGGGCGACGGCCTGAAGGCGGATGTGGTTCTGGGCCAGTTGTGGCGGCCAGGGGGCCTCGACGCGGACGGCACGGCCGGCGAGATAGACGGCGGGCCGGGAGTTGGGAGGGAAGGGCCAGGCGATGAACTGCGCGGCCAGGGCGGCGTTGTCGGCGCCCAGGGCGCGGGCCAGGAGGCCGGTCTGCACCCCGGCGTAGAGATTGACGCCGCCGGCGCGGGGGCCGGCGATGCTGTCTACGCGGTGGATGGTGATGGGCTTGCCGCCGAAGACTCCGGCGGCGGCAGCCTGGATGAGAGCCTGTCCGGTTTGCACCAGGAGAGATGCCCGGTCGTGCGCCTCTGCTCGTTTGTCGCTCATGGCTTTGCTCCTTCCGGTCGAGCCAGCCACAGCTCTGGGACCAGGCAGCCGCCCACGGGGACAACGGCGATGCTGTTCCCGTTGAGCGCGGCCTGCACCGCCTCGGCCCAGGTGGGGTGGCAGACCACCACCCAGGGTGATTCCCCGAACTGCTTGCGGAAGGCGTCCAGGGCCCAGGCCAGGACCTGATCCGGGGTCAGGTCGGGCACCTTCTGGCCCGGGCTGCCGGGGCGGAAGACGTGGTAGACGAGATTCGCCCCGTTGTCCGGTTTGGGCTGTGCTTGATCACCAGACTGATGACCGGCCTCGGTTAACAAATCCGCCAGGCTCAGTTGTTCACTTTTGATGAAGCGGTCGAGTGTGGTCATGGCATGACATCCTTTTCACACAGATTCTGGTTCGCGTCTATCACCTGTTCAACCAGAGATCTGGTGCGTTCATCCAGGTTCACTTGGTCTAGCACAACTTGCATGCCGCTGACCAGGCTATATCGTGTTGCTGTCTCGTGCAGCCAGCGCTGCAGTAGCCCCGTGGTTCCATTGGATGCAATCCATGCCAATGTGGCAATGAGCTCCAGCAAGAGCGCTAGCAACTCTCCATCAGTCCGTGTTTTTTTCATCGTGTACCCTCCTCTTTTCGTATAGACCGGGGAACTTTGGAACTTTGCTGAAAACCCCCCTTTTTTAAAGTTCCAAAGTTCCTTGACTATGCGTAATGCCGTAGCGAGCATAGCATTTTAAACTCTGTTTATCTCTATAATCTATGTTCTTAAAGTTCCAAAGTTCCCGTTTTGCTAAACATAACTGCGGAATTTTGCATCACCGCTTGTCTGATTATGTATCTGACTACTATCCCCATTGCGCCGCAGCGGTGGGGGGAACTTTAGGAACTTTATTTTCCCCCAGGCGAGGGGAAAAAACAAAATGTTTTTTTAGCAGCAGCAGGATGAAATAAAGTTCCTAAAGTTCCTCAGAATGGCAGTTCATCCTGCTGAGGAGGTGGAGCAGCGATAGGTAGAGCCTGCCGCAGGGTCTTCACTATTTCGGTCAGCCACTCGTCCTCCAGACCAAAACGCTTTCGTAATGCCGTAATCCGCGCCTCATCCCATACCACCACATACGCCCTCCCGACCTGCGAGCTCCGCTCCGTTTTCAGATGTAGCTCTTTACGGATGATATGCCCTACCTTGTGGGGTGTCACCTGTTTATTATCCCGCCGCTTGTCCTCGTCCTCCTCATCCCCGTCATTCTCTGAATCAATCAGCGCGTTAACGGCCTGGGCAATGGTTTTCATCGTCATCACAGGCTCAGGTTCCATGCCGTCATCATTGGCGATAGCCCGCAGACCGACTATCGCCTCTAACACCCTCGCCGTGAGAGTCATTCCTCGTTCGACGATCAATTGCCGGTTGTACTCCTTGATGAATCCCCGAAGATCTCGTCTTAGCTCCTCGTCATCAATCAATGTCTGGAGTGCTACGGTGACCTGGTTGAGTCGAGGCTCAACGCTGATGTCCATTTGCGAATAGTCCAGCTCAATCTCGGGCTTCCAAAAATCCAGCCGGTAACGCAGAAGTGCATTCCGTATTTGGAGCGCCTCTTGCGTCCAGAAATCCATTGGCAAATCAATCGGTATGTCCGCTCGCGTTGTAGGTCCGCCTGTCTCGTATGTGAGACAGCGGCTCTCCAGCGCCCAGTCCGAGAATCTCTTGCGTGTGGCGATGACTTTGGGTCCATATACCACGAAGACCTCCGGCTCAAACCCCGCATTCTTGTCTCCAGAGCGCAGGACCACCCCCTGCACCCGCTGATACCCAGTGTTCAAAATTTTGATGATGTCCGCTCTTTCATCGCTGTTGCGATAGTCCGCCTCGTCCAGGATCAACGTCCCTCGGTAACGATCCAAGATGCGGAAGATCGGACTGGTCGTCGCTGCCCCTGTGATGAATGTGGGCCGATAACATAGCCCCCCCACCACCTGGATAAAGCGCGACTTGCCCGTACCTGCGTCGCCAAGTAGCCGCAAATACGGTACGGTGTTGAACGAATCGTAAAGCCAGGAGAATAACACATAGTATGCTGCCAGGGTCTCGTAGAATATGTCAACATCTACATACTTGCGGATCACACTCTGGATCCAGCGCACCAATTCCCGCAGTGACAGTTTCTCCCCGATGCCAGAGGGAAATAAGACTATACCCTCAGTCAACACGCGATTTGATGGCATGATAGGATGATACCGTATTCCTTCGATATCCAGGTGGTCAATGATATCTATTCGCCCATCTGGAAAGCGACATGCAAAGCGTGTCTGCCAACCTGCTCTTGGTCCACGGCTATAGCCATTCCCATTTGGAGGTATCACAATCATTTCCAGTAAGTGCTCGGCGATGTATCCGCCAGGTATCTCAAGATGGATCAACGGCTCAGCGTCGGTTGTTTGATGCTGCTGATCTCCCCGTGCCGCCTTGAACAACGCGTTGAACTGCCTTATCGGCAGATCCAGTGCCTTGCAGAGTGCAGGCCGATACATGGCGATCGCGAAATCGTCCATTCGCGCCGCCAGAGTGAAAATTCGTTTCAACGCCTGTTCTCGCTCCAGCCCCTCGGTTTCGCTCACCTCTTTGGCCATTACCTCAATCCAGGCAGGAGCCTCCTGTAGCAACTTGTGAGCCTCGTCCTGGGTGGCTCCATCCTGAAGCCATTGATTGGCGTCTTTCGCTGGCCAGGTGACGATCCTGGTCAATGGCCCCAGGGCGTCAGCGATTTTCCTCGTGTTACGCACTCCAGTTTCATCGCTGTTGAGCCCCAGGATTACGTGATGCCGTGTCAGCTCCCGCAGCACCTGCGGCGATGGGCTGACGCCCGCCAGCGCGATGGCGGGTATTCCCCATTGAGCCAGTGTGATCGCATCTGCTGGCCCTTCGACCACGGTTACTGTCTCGGCCAAAGGAGAATATTCCCAGTTAAGATAGATCTGGCGTTCCCCCACTAGACTGGACGGTGGATTCCAATGCATCTTTGTCTCTCTGTCCGCGGACCTGGTTAAGTAATATGTCACTCGACCTCCGCGAATGCAGGGATATACCAGCATCCCTGCAGGCGTGGCCAGCACTGCCCTGACCACATCACTGGACAGATCAACCCCATGCATCTGCAATTCCCCACGCAGAGCGTTCACATTCCCGTCGCTGTATCCCAGTCCAGCTCTGCGGATAGTTTCGTCCGACCATCCACGCCATTTACAGTATTCCAACGCCGCAGGTGTCTGCCACAAGAGCCGGGCCCAGTATTGAGCGGCCACGGTCAGTACATCATACTTCCGTCGTGCTGCTATCGTGGCCTGGACATCTCTCTCACTCCAGTCTGGAGCAGGCAGTTTAGCTCGTTGGCAGAGCCACTCTACTGCCCCCTTGAAGTCTACACGCTGGCGGCGCTGTACCCATTCGATCACATCTCCCCATTCGCCAGCGCTGTTCCAGTAGTACATCTGTTGTTGTGTGTCTACCACGAGACTGTCATGGTCTACCCCCCGTAACCATCGTCCGTGTCCTCGCAACCGCTGAGACTCTCCGATTACATCTTCGATAGGGTTGGCATCCTTGATTTGTTGGAGGTCCATGATTTCTCCTTGATTCTACGACTGGTGCGATTTCTACCCCCCCTGTCAGCCAGGCCCCGAAAGACCCCGAATTTCAAGCGGGGGGGGGAGTCACTTTCGCAGCTTTCTACACGGTAACGTAGTTGTGATAATGACTGTTATCAGAAGTCACGCTTCCCCGCCCTGGCCAGCAGCGCCTTTTTCGCCTTGCCCCGCGCGGTTGGGGAGAGCCCTGCCCAGGGCGGGGCGGGGCAAGAATTTCTGGAACTTTCGGAATTTTCCTCGCTACTGTCTATCCACCTCGTTGCTGCCAGCAAGCACTTCCTGAACCGCTTGCCAGCCTGTATCCTGAAAGCCCCACTGGGCGTCCAGATAAATCTGCGTGATGCGCAGATTCGCGTGGCCTAGCAGGCGCTGAATCTCCAGCACGCTCTGGCCAGCACGCACCCGCAGGTGCGCGGCCGTGTGCCGGAGCGTGTGGGCGTGCACCCAGGCAGGCAGTCCCGCTGCTTGAGCGTAGCGCTTTACTGTTTGGTTATACCACTCCGAGGATAGCGGTTCGTTGTCCCCGTTGAGAGATACAAAAATGTAATCGTCGGTGTGTAAATCCGTTCGACCAGCCACTTCCAGATAAAGACAGATTGCATCGTAAACCGGCTGCGGCAGATCATCCCATCGTTCCTTGCCCCCTTTCCCGCGCCAGTGGTATCTCACACGGCCATCAGCCGTGTGCATAATGTCACCCCAGCGCAGATGCCGAATCTCCGCCGACCGCCGACCAGTGAAGACGGCCATCAGGATCATGGCATAATCCCGCATCCCCTGCACCGTGGAACGATTCACAGCATCAAGCAGGGTGCGCACCTGCTCCGGGGATAATGGACGAGACTTGCCATAAGGAGTGATGCGCGCGCGTTCCACCGCGCTGACGGGGTTGAATCCGATGAGGCCGATGCCGTGCTCATCGGTGAACGAGGTCATACAGAATCTGTAGAATGATGAGAGTGCAGCCAGGCGAGCGTTGATCGTGGACTCGGCCAGACCACGCTGGGCTAAATCGTTCGCCCAGGCAGCGACGTCACCACCACCAATCTCACCCAGCCCTCGAGGGGAGATAAAACGCTTAAAATCGTTGAGAGCATTGCGGTATGCACGTTCTGTGTGAGCAGAGCGCCGAGCCGCTGTTCCCAACCATGTCTCTTCAGCTCTTTGCCACGTCATTACCTTCCTCCAACTGCTTTTCCCGCAGGCGAAAGAAAACGGCATACAATTGCTTCTTCCTCACCCGGCTGAGAGGCCGTCCGCTGATGCGGGTGATCCCCGCCTTGCGCAGCTCCTCTCGCAGTTGCCGACAGGTGCTCGGTACCCAATAACGTCTCATCATTCCTTCGTGATCTCTTTCAATTGCATCAACGCATCCAAGTTCTCGGCTAGATAACGCCCCACTAACGCCAGAAGCACGGCCATCTGTAACCGACTGGGATCCTCATCCAGAATTCTAGACAGGGCGCGCCGGGCCATACGGTTGGCCCGCAGTGCCTGGGCCAGATGCTGTCTCCATAAATACCCCCCTACTTTAGGCTTGGTCATCGGAGACATCCCCCAACAGTTCCCGCACCAGCGTCTCCAGCGACTTTTCCTCCTGTTGGCGGCGCGTTACATAACGCCAAATTGAGCCCGCGATCATCGGCGTCCCGCTGGCCACGAAGCACAACAGCACCGTCAATGCCTGCTCCCACCCAGCTAGCAAAGCATACCCACCCAGAGTGACCAGAGTCCCAACTACCACCAAGATAGCTGTGTATCCCCGGTCCAGCGCGGCCCTTTCCAGCCAGGCCACGAATGCGTTGTATGCGATGCCAAACAGAAATAACCCTAGAAAGATCATTGTCGCAATCCCCAATAGCAGTTCCCGCCCTTATGCTTGCCCCTGACCGAGCGCACTAACCCCCGCCGACGCAGGTAAACCAGAGAGCTGACCACGTCAGGCAACTCCAGCCCCGCCTGCCGCGCCAAATCAGATGCCGTGAGGTAGCGTTCTGAGCTCAGGTAGTGCAAAATCTCCTGCTGTATCCGGGCGCGCATATTGCCCAGCGCCTGCTGACGCGGACAACGCGGGTCGCTCTCGTCACAATCCGGCAAGGGGCAATCGAAACATAACTGATCCACTTCGGTGAGAGTGCAACGCGTTCCCATGTGGCCCCCTTATGCTTCTTCGAGATATTCCCTAGCGGCCTCCACCGCATTGCTCCTAATGCCGCGCGGAAAATCGCCCACGACATCTTGGAGAAGCAATTTCAGTTGTTTGTACTCTGTCTCCAACGCTGCGACGCGATCTTCCAAATCGCAGATCCGCGCCAGTTCTCCTCGCAACTCCCGAGGCACGAATGGTTCACGAGAGATGACTGTAGCCATGTCAATTATCCCTTTCCATGCCCGTTGGCCGCCGTTTTTGGACAACCAACGCATTATGTGCTATCGTGAAAGCAGTTCTTCGACAGGCACTACAGCGAGTCCAGTTAAATACTCAAATATGGAGAGCAGCCAGTCGCCCAACTTGGTCTCAAAAAGGAATCGTCTCAGCATGATTCTTCTTGCCTCCCAACAGAAAAGAGACCAGGGGAGCTATGTCCTCCTGCAAATAACGACGCGGGACGCCATACATCCGCCAGAAGTCGTCTGGCCAGACGGATTCCGGCAAAGCATCCCGCAGTTCTTCTTTCTCCCGCCTGGTTGGGCAGGGCCTGTAACAAGCTACCATGGATACCATTGCGCGAACATCCATAGCGTCGTCACTCCAGGTCAAGCAAGCTGATTTCCTGCGTCCGCCGGTCACGCTCAGCATCGGTGAGCTGGCCCTGCCGATGCGCCTGCTCAACTTGCCGATGATTCCGCCACTGCTGGAGAATCAGGCGCAGTGCCAAGCTGTTGCTGATCCTGTGACACTTAGCGAACTTTACGATCAGATCCCAGTCCTGAGGATACACAGAAATCGTCTTCGCCACTGCTTTTTCAGGCATACCGTCCTCCTTAGAGCGTACTTGTTGATAAACCTACCGAATTCGTTGACGCAATAACATTATACACGAATTAACAATTTTTGTCAAGTTTCTCACGAGAATTGTTATTAGGTCAACGACTATTTATGCTATACTTTCAACATGAGAGATTTTTCAGAGTGGCTCAATCAGGAAATCGAAAAGCGAGGTTGGAGCTACAGCGAGTTGGGACGCCGGGCTGGCATTTCTCACTCGACGATTAGCTTGGTTCTTTCAAAACCACCAGCCATTGAGCCATTCAGCGCAGAGCAAATTCGAGCACTCCTGGAGGCCGTGAAACACTCCAAACCCTGGAGCACCCGACCACGTACAACTCATACTCGCCCACATGAACTACAATTGCGTGATCGGGCACTGATTCTATTTCTGCTCGACACAGGTGTCCGCACCACTGAACTCTGCAACTTGCGTATTTCAGATGTGGATCTCAAAAGTGGGATGGTTCACGTCCGGGGAAAAAGCCGCCTCAACAGCGGCCAGGGGAAAGCGCGAGTCGTGTTCATTGGTAAACACACACGGCGTGCGTTGTGGCAGTATGTGACTTTCCGCGCTGCCTCTGATTCTAACGATGTCTTGTTTGCCACCATGACAGGTCGTCCCTTCAAGCGTCGCCACCTGGCGAAGCACCTGCAGCGTCTGGGGGATCGGGCAGGTGTGCCCAACACACACCCTCATCGCTTCCGTCACACATTTGCCATTTCATATCTCCGCAATGGAGGTGATATTTTCACGTTACAACAACTCCTGGGGCACAGCAGTCTGGATATGGTCAGGCGATACCTGAAAATCGCTCAGACCGATTGCGCAGCCGCACATCACCGCGCAAGTCCTGTGGATAACTTACTCTCTTTGTAACAGCATCTCCCTGGCCTGTTCCAGAGCGAGATGCAACGCCTGAACATCTTCAACCAACGCATCGTGCTCGAGCTGCGCTCCAGAGATGGTTCGCTCCAACCAACTCACAATGTTATGAACCCGTACCCAAGCTGTGTGCATCAATACATACAGCTCCCAATCCTCCGCCTCCAACAGGGCCTGCCGGATGTGATGCAAAGCTGGCACCGCATCCTGCAGGCCCTTCTTCAGCTCATGGTGTATCAGTCTTTGACTTTGAATATTCCGTTCCAAATCCGTCAATAGCTGGCAGACAAATGGCAACAGCCTATTCAGCTCCCTATAGACTTGGAACGAATCATCAGTAATGCTCATCGTGCGTCCTCTTATTTTGAGCTTCCCACCGCTCTATGCGATCCACTAAACTGCGCAAAGTTTCTGACACATCGCGCAGCGCCTCGATCAGAATCGCATCCTGTCTTTCGCGTTGTTTCACAATCTCTATGTATTGCTCCATCATGTAGTCTGTCCGCTGTTGCAACACCTGATACAATTCCCCCCGCTCTGCCTTAGCCTGCTCAGCCTGCCGCAGTGCTACATCCCTTTGGTCCCGGTAATCTTTAATCAGATCTTTGAGCTCCAGGACCCAGTGCTGACTCCACTCCTGTTCTGTCTTGAGCTTGGCCTGATCACGATGAGCCAGATGTACTTGCCGCGTCTCTAGGAGCTTGAGAATATAGTCCCACAGCTTCCCGGCGAACGGGACGACTAGCACCGCTATCAATGCTACTGCCGGGCCGTATTGGGCCCACAACTCCGCGAAGTCCACTCATCATGTCTCCATCTGCTTCCATATCCCGCTCGAGTCCAGCGCAAATACACGCTGATCTCGATGTGACTGTAGCCAGGTGATACTGTGCTCTTCCACAAAGCCAGTATCTCCATGCGTCTCCGGCTCGTTCACAATACCCAGCCGCTTACTGCGCTCACCAACGAGCATCCACTCGAACCCAGCAACGTCGGCGGGACTCTCATCCTTGATTTTTTCCCACGTGTGATCGTCATAGAGTATATAAATCCAGCCAGGTGCTCGCCAGAATGCATATCCCCCCTGAAAACTGATCTCTGCCATCCACTCCAGATGCCCAGTGAAATCTGGCGCAGAGGGCAACGGCTCCTCCGAAGGTAACTCCTCTCGCAATGTGACGACAACCCGCATTAGGTACGGACCATACATATCGTGATGCAGGTTGAAGACCCTGCTTACTGTGATTTTCTGTCCCACCTGCCGCCTGGCCAGGAGTGATTCAAACTCAGTGAGCATCCTGTCCAGTTCCTCACTGTAGGCTTCCCGGATAGCTGCTATGGCATCAGCCGCATTCATCTCCATAGTAGCAGGTGTTTCATCAGCCTGAATCATGAACTCCAAAAACTCATTCATCATTCTGCATCCTGTTCCTGCTGTGTTGCCGCCTTCTGTGTTTGCTCAGCAACAATTGTATCTTGTAGCCGATTTAACAGTGATTGCAGCCACAACGCTTCAGCCTGTGAAAGTGGGATACGGTTACAAATTTGAATGAGCGCATTTAGCTCTTGTTGAGTTATGGCCATAGTTTCTACTCCTCCTACATTCTCTTACATACCAGTTTGTGTTGGACCCCGTTAATCCACACAGACACGTAGCCCGTAGTTGTAACAGCTCTTGCAGAGTACCCTCCCAATTTCCACTTAGTACTGCCCCCATCAGTACTAATCTCACCATCACACCATATATCATCGTCGTCGGCCTCAGTCCCGACTCCTCCAACATACAGACTCTTTGAAATCCTGAGTCCTGGGCCGACCAGCATTGCGTAGTTCGTCCCTCCCCCAGAACTGTTGATACTCAGGTCAAAGTATCCGTATGATGTCCCTGAACCAGCGTACAGGCGTACCCGGCCCTGCTGGCCGGCAGGTGCCAATGCCTCCAGCATGTTGTGTGAGGCACGAGAGGCAATGCTTTCCGCCCGGAGCATCACATAGTTGTCTGTTGCATCTAGAGCCCCGGCCAACCGAGATAGCAAGGTACCAGAGCTATTCACAAACTTGTATGACCGAATGTCCTCATACGATTCAGAATCAACAATGTAGAATCCATCCTGATTGTGAACAGCGCATTCTTCATCATCACTATCAATGGTTTTGAATCCTTCTGGCGTTATCTCAATTCGGTTCCCTGTCTGGCTGCTCAGGAGTCGGAACTGTCCATCCAGGATGTAGATGCCTGGTTTGTCTGTGGCCCCCATGTCCACCAGTGGCCTTTGGAGGTTGTAGAGCTGAGCCACTTCCGCCGCAGAGAGCTTGCGGTTGAAGGTAGCGAATTCGCTGCAAATCATGTTGGACATGTTGTTACCACTGGCATCTGCCGCTCCGATGTGGAACTCATTGAAGTTGTAAGTGGAGAACAGATTGGGACTGGTTATGCTGCCAATCTCCGTATCGTTCCAGTACAGTTCCAGTGATGTGGAATCATATGCTACGACAAGCAGGATTTCTTCCCCTTCCTCGTAGGATACCGTCCGCCAGCCCGTGTTCTTATTGCTACTATCACTGGCCCTCCGAATTTCCACTTTGATGGTGTCACCATCCTCGTCAAAATAACAGGCAAACATGTCCTGGGTGATGGGATACGTGTAGTTGCCGTAATCAAACAGCCGTCCCCATTGGGTCCAAGCCTCCCCACTGGCATAGGGAAGCCGGAAACGGATTGCGATCGTGCCAGCCTGTGAGGACAGCACGTTGAGGTTGCCTGATGCGGGGACAGTGAGAACGGTCACCGTCCTGGTACTGGTACTGGCATGGGCTGTCCCACTCCAAGAGTAGCCATCCCCCAGGCTACCATCACAGTAGGAAGTGGCATAAGCCTTCTTTTCCAGCTGAACGCCGTCAAACCATGCGGAGCTATTCGTAGCAGCGGTGTTCATCACAAGCTGAACCCGTACACTAACACTCGACCCAGTGTCATTCTTCCATGTACAACTCAGCCTGGCCCATCCTGCTTGGTTTGTGTAGGCGCTGGCCCTAGTTGTTGCATTGGTTATGTCACGGATATTGATACTGACAGTGTTGGTTGCTGGTATCTCGTCCAGATACACCCAAGCACTGGCCGTAATCGTCTCTCCATCGCCCACCGTGACAGTTCCAGAGTAGGCTTGTGTCCAAGATGTGCCTTTGTCTACCCGCAAGCTGGCGACGCCGTATCTGGACACCGAAGTATCCTGGGCGATTGCCCCACCCGAGCCTCCCTGATTCAGTGTCCAGCCCGTGGTATCTACCTCGAAGGATGGATTGGAGATCAGGTTGGTCGTTGCCACCTCGATGACTATCCCTTGCCTTCCCACCCAGCGGCCCTGCTCCACATGCAGCGCTCCTGACAACCTGGCTCTCTGTCCACGAGAGCCAATGACGTAGTTGGTTGACCCCTCTTTGATGATCTTCTGCATGTCTAGAAGCAGAAGACCATCAGCAGAAGTGAAGAAGGATTGGCCAATCTCTAATTGGTTGGCCTGGATCTTGTTGAATTGCCCATCAGCATTCCAAGTCAACGGCGGGACATCCCCATCAGAAGCTCCGATCTGCCCGGAACCGTCGACGTTGACCTGGAAGGTCATGATCCCGCTAGAATTAAAGCAGCGGATCCCTTCAGTAGAATCCAGCTGAACCCGTGCCCCTGAGGCTGCAGTACGGATTGTGGCCCCGGTCACCGCCCCAGCGGCGATGTTCCCCAGGTCGGCAGAGATAGCCGATAGTTGTGACACTGAAATCTTCTCTGCGGTCACCGCCCCAGCGGCTAGGAGTGCTGTAGTGATGGATGCCGCGGCGATGTGGTCAGTGCCGATCTGCGTCAGGGTCGCACTCACCTCAGCCGACCAGGTACCTTCGTTGCCTGAGGTATCTATGGCTCGCACACGGTAGTAGAATGTGTCACCGTTGGCGATCTCGCTGTCAGTGAAATCCTGGTCGATGTAGAAGTTTAGTTTCGCATAAGCAATGGTAGCAAAAGACTCTCCCTCCTTGTGCCGCTGGATCTCATAGTGGGCCAAGTCCGCTTCAGAATTGGCAGTCCAATTCAGGCCGATAAGAGTGCGGCTGGCCGCCGCATTCAGTCCGGTCACCTGGGCTGGAGCTGTGGTGTCTTTGGCAGTGGTGATACTGAGGGGTCCCGCCCAGGAGGATTCGTTTCCAACCCAGTCCACCGCTCGAACGCGGATGTAATAGACCGTGTTCCCTAGGACCCCCTCGAACCTCTCTATCCGGTCCCCACCTGCCGGATGATTGCGTGTAATGGCATAGCCGCTGAAATCGCTCGAGGTGGAGATTTGAATCTGATAGTGGTCCAGATCTGAATCAGAGACCAACCCCCAGGTGGCCTGTACCCACACGATCTGGTGACCATCAGCGTCCTCGGTCACACCAGAGGTCAGATTGCCAACCTCGAACGCCGGAGTGGCCGGGGCGTCAGTGTCGAATGTTGTATCATAGACCTCCACAACTGCCTGCTCCAGCGTGGCCACCTGCAGGTCCCGAGCTCGGGCGATTTTCGCTGGATCCGGCGCTTCATCGTTGAGCTGCAATGTATAACGCCGCTGTTCGCCCGCCGTATCGATGACCTCCATCCGCAGTTTGCGGATGAAGAAGGTGGAATTAATCCCCCAGGTCTCGTTGATCACCTGGACTGACATGCCAGCGCGCAGACCATCCTGCCAACAGTGAAGCTCATACGACTCCCTGGGTAAATCGTAGCGATCCAGGATTGCGTTGCCCCGGTTAGTCACGCCCTGCGATGTGGTGATCCGCCGATCGCGGCTCACAGCGTGCCGCTCGCCGTAAGCCGTGATCGAATCATCATCTTGCACCCAGCCCGAAACTTCCTTGCCCAGCACATAGATTTTATTGGCCAGGCGAGTGACCGATTCGACCTTTTTGAAGCCGCCAAAGGGGAACGAGGTGGAATAGTCTGGCGATGTAGAGAGGGAAAAACCAGCGGGGTTGTTCTCGGTAGTGAAGTAATGCAGATTCTTATCGTAATCCACATAGTACCTGCCGCCGGTGCGGCGGCAGATGTCATCCATGCACTCACGCAGGGTCAGTGCCTCAAAAGCCACAGCCTCCATCGAAGCATCAATCGTGGCCACGTACGTGGTGGAGTTGATGTCGCTACGGTGCTTGGTGAACAGATCATTGATGATAGCGCTGTCCGCCTGCCCTGCGCTATAGCTCTCCGAGGCGACTACCCGCTCGTCCAAGAGAATGTTGTTGTCCTGGCAGCGCACCGACCACGTCTTGGCCACGCCCTCCTGCCCCATCATCACCTCGGCTACTTCGCCAGCAAATAGCGTAGTGCCGTCGTCGGTGATCGTCACAGCATCCTTCGTAGCGATGGAAACCGTCCCGGTATGATCCCGCACATTGAACGAGCAGGTGGCCACCAGCTCCGTGCCCACCTCCTCGATCACTATGGATCTACAGTCCACATACGTCGTTATGTCATTGCCGCCTACAGTGATTGTCAGCGCCATTCTACACCTCGAATGATCTCACTCCTCGAAGCAGCATGATCCGTTCCATCGTTGCTCTGATCTCCTCAATATCCTCGTCGGACCGCACTGAGCCGACGTTGATAGTGATGTGATAGGTTCCAGTGCCAACACCAGCATAAGCCGGAGCAAGCGTTGGCGGTTCAATCAAGTGCCGCATCTGCACATCCAGGGCCTGGCGAGGCAGATCGCCGAATTGTTCCAGCCCCATCTGTAATCCCTGCATCATATACTGCCCCATCTCCACGAATGCCCTGGAGGGCGAGCCGATGCCCAATGTCTCTCGCGCTGCCCGCAGTGCGTCACCGACTGCATTGCGCACCGCATCTATCAGCCCCCGCGCTGCGTCGAGGACGCCCTGCTTGAGACTCTCCAGCAACTGGCGACCCACCTCCCGCAGATCAAATCCTCTGATCCAATCGCGGATGCCATTGATTGTATTCTCCACTATCGTCCGAATCATGCCCCAGACCCGATCAGTCATATTCTGCAGCGTTTGGTGGGCCCCCTCCCAATCACCAGTGATGAGTTGCATCACCACCTTGACCGCGTCGAAGATGTTCTTGAGGTATGTATCGAAAATAGTCCAGATGATGTTCCACACCGACCGGACAATAGCCATGATCCGGTCGCCATGCTCCTGCCAGAAGGCAGAGATGAGTCCCAATACCGTGCCCACGACCTGGTGGATGGCATCCATCACCACCTGGGCCGTTTCTTGGATCAGTGGCCAGTTCTCTTGGAACCATTCGATGATCCAGCCGAATTTCTCCTGAAATAGCGACTGGTATGTGGAAACAGCCTCGGGCCCCTCCGTGGAGAACCACGAAGCCAGGGTGGACAGAATGGGCTCAGCAATAGCCCAGGCCGTGCTCAATCCTTCCTGCACCTGGGGCCACAGCTCCGTCCATTTTTCCTGCAGCCAGGCGATGGCCACAGGGAGATTCTCCCCCAGCCATTGCCCAGCCTGCTCTGCCCATTCGACCACCTGCGGCCCGTACGTGGCCGCCAGGTCGCCCAGCGGCTGGAGGACGGCATTAAGCGCTGGCAAGAAGGCCACGCCGATCTGGTCCTTGGTGTTCTGAATCTGCGTTTTCAGCCGGGCTACATTCTCGGCAGCAGAGAGCTGCTCGCTGCCGAATTCATCCACCATTTTCTGCCCGGCTTCCAGCGTGGCATTGAGCAGTGCAATCTGTTGTTCTTCTGCTGTCAGGTCCTCGACCGATTTACCCAGTTGATCAGCCAGCGTCTGGTTCGCCTCAGCCAGTCGGAGCTGTAACCCGGTGTTGTCAATGAGCATGGGGCTGGTACGCTTGATGCCGGTCACCAGCGACTCAAACATGAAGCCCACGTCTTGGCCAGTAGATTTGGCCGTGGCTCTCGCGATCTCCAGTAGCTGCGGCAATTTATCGCCGAATGCCGCTGCCAGATCGTCTCCCGCGCCGGTCAGGGCCACGTTGGCCATGCGCATCAGCTCGAAATCGGGAATCGTTTCCTTCGCCGCATTGCGCATCTCATCCAGGGATAATCCTACCCTGGATGACATAGTTTCAAATGCATCCCCAATGCCCTCCAGCGGCGCGGCCTGGAGGGCCAGATCAGCGATGCCCGCCGCGGCCCCTACTGCAGCGGTCCCTAGACCGGCAATGGCTCCGGCTGCCAACGCCAAACCGCCGGTAGCAATGCTCCCGGCGATTCCTCCCAGCGTAGACAATGCCCCGCCAGTGTTCTCTAGGATTTTTGTAGCCTCATCCCGGGCCCGCAGGATAATTTCCAGCGCTGCCTGGCTTGTTGCCATTCCCCGCCTCTTATATCATAATCTCCCTCCCTATTCCCCCCGTCTCCGCGCTTCCGCCAACTGTCGCTGCTCTTCAGCAATCAGTGCCCGCTTTGCCAACCAGACTCGGACATCATCCACCACATCCGCAGGTGTGTCCATCAGCTCCTGCCAGGACCACCCCATTTCCTTGCAGATAATGATGTCCGTGAGCTCAGGCGGCAGCGGGCTCCCCATCCGCAGAGCTATCTCCACCATCTCCTCGAAAGTTACTCTGCTCTTCGGCAGTCCTCCTGCGATTCAACGCGTTGATCTCCGCCAAGATAAATTCGGCGTCTTCCTCCCGCAGCGCCTCGATCATTTTCCGCGTCAGCGGTGCTATCTTGCCATCCTCTCGCTTCAGCGTCCATGAGTGAATGCCCAATTCCAGGATGACCAGATTCATCTGGCCCACCTGAACTTCATTGATCGTTGCTTGCCCTGGCCCCGCTATGCCGATCCTTATCGCTGCATCGGCGAGGCGCTGCCGATCTCCATACGAAAATCGTTTGATCACAACATGCTCGTCATCATCCCACCAATTGGCATGAATGGTTTTCCGATCCGCCTTAGTGATAAATCTCATGTTTACTCCCTCCCTTTGTATTTTGTATTTTACGACGGGAACGCGCTCAAAGTCAGCACTGCCGCCTCGAACATCTTGCCCCACGTCGCATCATAGACTGCGTCGGCCACCACCTGCACCGTGCTGCGACCATCCTGCACGCCCAGAGTTGGCCAAGAGCGATAGCGGATGGCCTGATCCAGGTACAGATATGGGGGATTGGATTGTCCACTGTCCAATTCCTCCGTCCCGTACAGGGCGATACGCACAAATGCTGTGATGCGATCCTCGTATTTGGTGCGCTCTGCGTCGGCGTCCGAGCCCCACGCATAGGTGAGCTGCAACTCCGGAGCTTTCTTATCCTCGACTACCGAGGAGAAATAGAGATTGCCATCTGCCGTGTAGAACGCTTTGAACTTGGTATCCAGCGTCCAGGTGAACGCCCGCAGCAGCCCGGTCTTCTGCGTGGTGCCGATGTTTGCTCCGGAGTCGTCAATGTAAAATTTCGCCAGGTTGAACGGAGCACGCTGCACGCTTTGGGCCGAGAGCCCAGCCGTAAACGTAGTATCGGTCTGTTGCCGAGCAGTGATGTCCAACGTGAATTTGCACACCTCGTTGGGCGCGCCCGAGATCTGCAGCCGCGTGGCAAAACAATACTCAGCCTCATACGCTTGTACATCGTCGCCATACTCGATCGTGAATGTGTCAATTCCGTCAGTCTGATCTGGCGTGTTCGCTGCCGTCAATGCCGGTGTGAACGTCCACAGGTAGGCATTGGGCTCGTTTACCGCATCGGGTTGCGTAGGCGTAATATTGCCACAGAGCGACATCGCCAACGCCCAGATAATGTGCCTGAAATTGAGGTCCCCTGTCCACACCAACTTGGCCTCTTTGCCAACGAACAAATCATCGCCCATATGCTTGGCCAGCGAGTTCCGATCCTCATCAGGCTGGTAGAGCACCTCCCCACTCTCAAATGTGGTCAGTGTGCCATACAGAATCTCAGTCGCTGCTACCGCCGTCCCCGGTGTTGACTCCAGACCCGCTTGAATCCGTCGAAACGCTTTCAGTCCTGCCATCGCGTCCTCCTTGTTCTTTCACTTTCTCGTAAAGCTTGGATGCCCTGATTACCGCCTGACTGATCCCTTCACGACTCTCGATCTCCTGGAGATCATCTATCGTCAGATTCCGTGCTGGAACCCCTACGATGTAGCCCCCATCGCCTACGTACTTGTAGATAATTCTATGTGAACTCTCCACTTCCGGCATACATTACCTCCTCGATTGTACTCACCGTGAGACGGAAGCCGACGAAGGCAGGCTGTGTATCCCGCCCCTGACCCTTAAGCCATAGATAAATCAGATCGCTGCTATCCGTGACCGTGGACTGCGCTACGCCGCTCAACCCACCCAGCGACGGATAGCTATTGAGCTGGTCCACCACGGCCTGCCGGGCCGCTATAATACTGGAGAAATCATCACTCGTGAAACGGTCCCACACCTCAACGTAGTGCGTCCATTCGTATGTGACCTGACTCCAATCCCCGGCCCGATGCGCCCGAAATCCGCCGGGCACGATGATCGCGTAGGGCGGCGAGCCGCGCCCCAGTACCTGGAAATCACCTAGTGTCACATCCGCATCGTCGAATGAACTCAGAGCCTGGACGATCGTCTGCAACGCGCCCTGGATCGTCGAATCACTCATCATCCTCATCCCAGTCAATCACTTCATGCCCCATCATCTTGCGCTGGAACATGGGGTGAATCTCATCCCCAGCATCATCCTCGGTGCGACAGGCCAGCCCATAGGAGAGATGCTTCTCCCGGCTAGCCCCCAGAGCCTCCAGGCCATCAGCGTGCTTCTCGATGAATTCCGCCGCCTCTTTGGTGATCATGCGGAAAGGCGATCCGGCCCGCATCTCATCCGACCCCGGCGCGTAGGGGCCGGCCCCATTGGACGCATGGCACAACTCTACCACCTGCGCAACGACAAACTCGTCCAGGGCCAGTTTCGCATCAGCTTGGGATACTGGGATCTCGAACCCCGCCTCGGCCAGCAGCACGTTCACGATCCCGCTCACCCGGTCAATGAACCTCTCGACCTGGGCCAGCGTGGGCCTGGTGGAGGCAGTGAACTCTCCGCTGGAGAGATAGGCGGGGACCAACGCCGCTACCTCCGCCACGCTGCCGTAGGAATTCGCTCCGATGGCCACCGCTGCTCACTCCTTGAGAAATACATAGACGGTCACCGCGGGATCCAGCGCATTCGACTGCGCCACGGCCACCTTGATGCGTCCGCTGACCAGGATGTGCTGATACTCCCCGGTCACTGCCGTGCCACCTGTGTCGGTGCATTGCACGACCGGATAGACCCAGGCATCAGTAGCGCTGTCCGATTTGCTATAGAGCGTGATCGCCGGGTGATCGTCATCGCTTTCCACGGTGACGGTGATGTCTGAGGTGACGGGTGCCGAGGTATGCCAGTCCACGTAGATTGCGTACAGCTCACCGCTGACAGGCTTCGCGCTATAGCCGGTGCCGGAGGCCGAGCCATCGCTACCGGTAGTAGTGACCGCGATTTTAGCCGTTCTTACTGACATCGTTCACCTCGCTCTTGCGCCGCTTGCGCTTCGGTCGCTCTGGCTTCAGCTCCGGCTCTGGCTCCACCACTTCCACCTCCAGCAACGGAGAGTTGAGAATCTCATCGTTGATCGCGTCTTCATTGAGCTCAGTGACCGAGTGCTTTGAGAATGGCTGCCCTGCAACCTGCACCTCAGACCAGCGGTAACTGGGCGTCACCGTCACCCGATACAGTCGTCCCATAGGTACCTCCTCGGCCAACGGACAGGAGGTAATGTACACTCCCCCCCTATCCGTATGACCTCTCAGTTGTCGCTGCGGCTGATCTCGATCCAGTTGGTACCATCACACCACAGAACCAGGGTATCATACTGACCCAGGGCAGCAGCGGCAGAGAGTTTCGCCGTGCCAGTGTCGGCGATGTTAACCGTCTGCGCGCTGGTATTGATCAGCACCAACACATCACCAGCGTTGCCCACGGTGATAGTTGGAGTCACTTCAGATGCCGCGGTAATAGCCTGATACGTCCCGGTCGGCGTGAAGGGATTGCCATTAGTCACGGTGATAGCCGTCTGCGCCGAAATACGGATGTCGTCGGCGACTGTCAGATCACCGTCTAACAGCACCACACCACCTCCATCGGGAACGCGCACTACAGCCGCGCCATTGTCCCGCAGCTCCACGATGTCACCAGTACCAGTCTGATTCACTATCAACTCATCGGTATTGCTGCCGCTGATGGTCAGGCCAGAGAGATTGGTCATGCCACCAGATAGTGCCTGAATGGTCACCACCTCATCCGATTTGGACGCCGACATCATCCACAGCAGGCCAACAACCACCGCTAGGATGGCAATACCAACCACCATCCCTCCGATGAAGCTCTTATTCATAGCTCTCCTCCTCATCCGGTTTAGGTGTTGCCCATGATGGCCGTGCGCCAATCACCATAGCCCACATAGTACCGGGCATGGAATTTGAAGAAGCGCACGCCACCCTCCGCCGCTTTCTCATCATCCCAGATGCTGAGCTTCGGGGCCTGGCGGAGCTGGAAGATGATCGGCTTGACGATCTCGCCGCTGGCCACCAAAAACCAGGCAGTTGTATCGAGCCACGGGTTCACCAGCATCCGCACTTTGCCATTGTAAGGGTTGATCTCGCGGTTGGCGGTATCGTAGGCCCATTCGTTACCAGTGATCTGAGCCGCGATCCGCTCCAAGTCGGGAGGAACGATCAGCAAATCATGGTCATAGCCCACGTATTCGCCGCGTCCATCCTTGAAGCGAGCCGCCGCAACTCTGACCGTCTCGAAGTTGTCCAGCGACAGCGTCAGAGCGTACTTGTTGTCCTGAGTCGTGGTGTACTCCGCACCCGGGTCGTAATGAGAGTCATTGAACAAGCTGAGGCCATCGTAACACTTGCCGTAGGTCGTGCCATCTCCGGCATTCAGCGCCAGAAAGACCAGCTTGTCCATGTGCTTTTCGAAGTTGCGTCCGGCCTGGCGCGCCCAGGTCTCCAGATTACCCACACGGTTGTCGTTGATGGCATTGTGCGTGATGCCGATGGTCACCTCCCAGTCCTTGTTGGTGATGGTCAGGGAGACCTCGTGGCTACCCCGCACCTGAACCATATCAGTGTATTCCACCGGCATGGGTACCGCGCCCAGATCGGCATAGTCTTCCTGCGTCCCCGAGCTAGTCGTCTCCTGCGCGATCAGTTGCCGCATGGGGGTATAGGTCTTCTGCCCTTTCAGGAATCCGGTTTTGACGCCGTATTCCAGATGAGCAGCCACATCTTCTCTAAAAATAGCCATGTTGTACCTCCTGGATTCAAATCATGTAGCTGAGTTGGTCCGCCCAGCCGCGTGGCCAATGTTCACCCAGACGTAGGTGTCATCCACATTGACGATGGTGCCGATCCACAGGTTGTTGGTGCTGGTGGTGGTCACGGTGTCATCATCCGAGGCGTATGCCGGAGCACCGATGTCGGTTACGCTGAGGCTGCCAACTGGAAAGCCCCAGATGCCGCTGGTGGCGACTTTGACCTTCTTGCTGCCATTACTGGTGTCGTCGCTGGTGATCTCCACCTTCTCGCAGGCAACGCCCAGGAACACATCGCCCGACGCTGCGGCCACGCTACCGGTATCGAGCAACTTCTGCGCGTATCCATCCACATCGGAGACGTCTATGAAGACGATGCTGCCTTTGTAGATGGTATACTCCGTGCTGCCTGACTGATACGCTGTATACCCAACACAGCCGTATTCTTGATATTCGACTTCGCCCTTGTGGGGCCGTGTTTTGTTCGCGCTGAGAGCCATTATCTCACCTCCTCATGTATTTAAAAACCCTTCTGTTCAGCGGTGAATTCGCTCAGATCATACTCCTCCGGCGTGCCAGGCAGAGCACCGACAGCGAATAAATCTGCCACGGTCAGCTCACCAGACATAACATCCGTGCGAGCTGTCTCAGGCAGTTTTTTCTTGCCATGCTCCTGTCCAGCGCCAGTAGAGCCACGCTCTGAGAAATCCACCACCTTGGCTTTGAGCAGTTGCTTGGCCTGCTCGAGCTGGTCACCCTCCAGGCTCTCCAGGAAAGCCACCACTTCGTCAGGCTTGGCCGATAACCCCGCCTCGCCGCCACAGAGCTCCTCGGCGAACTCGATCAGCTCCTGACGCCTGGCCAGCCGCTCTTCCAACTCGGCCTCGACCTCGGCCCGCACCTGCTCCCGCAGTTCTGACAGGGTCTTCTCCTGCTGTTCCATCTCAGCCAAGAGCTCCTGCCGAATCTGCTCCCGCAGTTCTGCCAACTGCTTTTCATCCATCTGTTTCACCTCCTGTTGATTCAATTCTGCGACGATAGACATCAACGCATCCACCATCGCCTCTAACTCCGCCAGAGTTGGCGAATATTCGCTCCCCTCAGCAGGCCATTTCCCTTCTGCCTGCTTGTGCAGCCAGGCACAGAGTGGCTCTGGATCATAAATGCCTGGCTTGCCCTGCAGAATCTGCACGCACCTGGTGAACGATCCAGCCCATTTCGGCCAGGCTGCAATGATGTGCTTAATATTTCCCTGTAACTCTGCCCAATCCAATTCCATAGACCCTCCTTCCCGATCCCGATACTTGAACCATTGTATCTGTCGCTCTCGCTTCAATGCCGCTGCCCGGGCAGCTTCTTCGTTGGCATATTCCCGGCCCGGGCCGAAGGGGAAACGGCCCAGCACCTTTGAGCCGTCAGATGAATACAGAACAATCTCGTTGCCTTCCTTGCGGATGACGAATTCCGCTTCTTCCGTTTCCTCTGGCTGCTCTTCGCCTGCGCCCGTGAACGCCTCGACTACTGCAGCGATGACCCGGGCCAATAAGCCAGACCCCTGAAAGGTGTAAACTCCCTCGCTCAGCTCCACCGGCTTCAGGCCCTTCACCGCCGGAAAGTTCACGAGAGAAATTGACTTGATCACCTTGCGCTGCAGATCAATCGTGGCAGACAGATAGCGATAGATGCGATCGCCGACCAGCTTACGACCCAGATCATTCCAATCTATCTCGGCCAGCAACTTTTGCCCCTCCCGCCATACGCGGCGCACCCAGCCAGCCGCTTCGGATTTTTCATGGTCCACGTCCACTGGTACCTCCTGGCCCGCCTCTCCCGCCTCGAACATGGCCACAAAACTGTCCAGGTCATTTTCGCTGATCGTCACCCGCCGACCATGCCGATCAATAAATTCACCAACACGCAGCACCTCAACTGGTTTCCCCTCAGCAAACTCAGCAAATAAAAAATCCCTCATTCGGCTTCCTCCGCTATCCGTTCCACAATCTGTGCTCCGGCCTCCGCCAGAATATCATCAATCTCCGCACGATGCTCCTGCACGATTTGCTCTGTCGTCTTCCACCGTCCGCGATGGACCTTAGCTTGCTCCTTCGGATCCTGCACATATGGCCCATAGGGCGTGGCATTGCCCACCCGCCCCACCACGAAAGCCCCGCTCACGTTCTCCTCCACCACCCGGGCCGCCGATGTCCACAAGCGCCCCAGCGTCCCCGTGCGCCTATATGTACTCTCTGGCGGCTTTGGCGGATAATCAGCCGCCGCTCCCTGCAGGAGCAGGAGCGCCTTTTCCACGGCTTTGCTGATCTCTCCCGCCGCGATGGTCGGGAAATTAGCAAACGCCTCCAGCAACTCGCTCAGTCCGTCAACAGTAACTACTTCCTCAGCCACCTCTCTGCACCTCTCGCAGCGGGCGACCGAGGTAATCTCCCTCGGAAACGATTATGCCCTGCAGAGCCTGGCAACCGTTCACTCGCCCCCACGGCGTGGTAATGGGCCGTTCGCATACCAATTCATCCTTAACAGTAGACCAAACGACTACCCACTCACCGTTGGTCAATCGCACCGGCCGCAGGTAGCACCGGCACCGCGGGTGCGCCGCTGGCCTGAAGGCCACTGGCGGCAACCCGATCTCCCGCCACGCCAGGTCATTTGCTGCAGCAAATGCATCAGTCACTTCTGTCGCGGCGATCATCTCCGCCCGACTACGCCCGAATGTGGGCTCCAGAACCTTCACCAGGTCTGGCAGCGCCGCCCCGGTCTCGATCCACGAGGCCACTGCCTCCCGTACCGATGAGCGCGTTGTTTCAGTGATGTCTCTGATTTTATCCCCTACATATTTCCGCGCCCATTTCAATGCATCAACATTGATCAGCGACCAATCGGCGCCGGAGGTAAGGGATTTCTCAATGTCCTCTACGGTCATCCGCCCCAGTTCATTGATATGCTTGATTAACGCTGCCATGAGCGACTGCCGGAGCCGTTCCCTTTCCTGCTCCCAGAAATCATCGGCCTCGGCGGGATTCCGCCCCGCCTGGACCTCCTCCACGATCCGCTTACGCTGTTCAACCAGGAAACGAGCGATCTCATCAGCCAGCGACTTCTCAATCTTGGCCCGCTCCTCATCGCGCCCAGTGAAACCCTCTGCCTCAGCGAACTCAGCCATTTCTCCATTACCCATTGGCGAGGTTCTTTCCGAGACTGCCAACGTCGGCATTCCACTCCGTTGCCGCAGCCAGTTCTCATCCTCCGGCGTCCAGTTGAGCAATCCAGAGACCTGCTGCAGCCAGGAGCCAAGCTGCGTCAGCGACGGCTTCTCGACTTTTGTGTGCACCAGGCGTGGCAGCGCCGTCATGCCCGGAAAATCGTTGTACTCCATCAGACGGGGCACGCCGAAGCGATTGATCACTGAGGCAATCCGGTCCAGATACCCATCCACGGCCATCAGGAACAACTGGCTCTTGTCCGCCCCCAACGCCCAGGACCCAGTCTGTCCCGTGCCCAAGGCGATGAAATCGGCGAGCAGAGTCTGCAGCATTAGCAGCCGATAATGTCGAATTGTCTCCAGCAGTGCTGCCGCCCCAGCATTCTGCGCGCTCTCCAGACGGAATTTGATCCCCCTTGGCACGCTGACGTACTGCTTCTCATCCACTGTCAGCGCCTGGCCCACCGACTCCACTTTCGCCCTATCATCACTGGAGGGCGTCTCCTCGAACTCGAAAACTGGCAGCCCCACAAACGTTCGTTGCCAGCCAATGCCCTGGATGATCTGGTAATTCTTCAGGTAATACCAGACCTCATAGATGCTCTCCAGCAGTGCCAGGCCCTCGGGATTGCCGCCATCTCTTTGGCTAGTAAAGTGCAGTGATTTCTCAATCGGGATGAATCGCTCTTCATAGTCTGGCGCTGGGCGCTGGTATAAGCCTCGGACGCCGCCCTCTTCATCAAAATCCCAGCGAGCAAAGGAGGACTGCCGTCTCATCGCCCACTTACGCCAGCCGATACGTCCATCGCTATAGATGCTCTTATGTTTCCCGCCTGCCCCTTCTCGCCGCTTGTAGCAAATCTCCAGCCAACTCCAGCCGAACAGCACGCATGAGAGTGCATCTTCAATCGCATCCTCCAGCGTGTGACTCATGTCCTCCAGGCACATCTGGAGAAACTCCGCCGCCTGTTTGTCCGCATCAGATACACCGCCTGGCTCAGCGTACCAGCTCGCCGTCCGGGAGAGCATGATCAGCGCATTCCACATTGTGCGGATGGTAGGATCGCGGCGACGCATTTCATCGTATACGCTGTATGCCTCTGGCCAGTACAGTTTCGGCGTGTACGTCTCGGTCACCTGGCCAGCGAATGTCAACAGTCCGCTTTTCCCCGCCTCGTTCAGCGCTACATCCGCCACGCTATTCTCCCTTGTCCACATGGATCCCAGCGGCTGGGCCGATCAGGAGCCTGGGGCACATCCTCAAATTTTACGTACGCGGGCAGCATTTGTACAGCCCCGCTGACCGCATCCACCTGGTCATCGTGTGCCCCACGCGGGAAGGCCAGACATTCGGAGATAAACTCGTCATTCCACGGCGCTTTGATCATGTAGACCAGCCCATCCTCAATGCGGGAAGCCCATACGTTGGCTCGGACCTCTTTATTGCCCACATCGCGGGGATTGACTGCCCTCAGAGTGATCCCCTGCAGTCGCTCATCCCGCTGCAATTCCTGATAGTAGCCGCCTTGCTGCCCGGCTACCTCCACCCCCTGTTCCACTGCTGCCCCATCCCGGAGCATCGTATCAATAATCCGTGAGCGGGCGTCCGCCCACGGCCCGGGCAGCCGGACCATGTCCAAGATATAGATGCGCCCGTCCTTACCCCGCCCTACCTTGCCACCAGCGATGAAATCCGCCTTCTCTCTCCCGCTGACTGCCAGATCCCAGTAGCGTACTACTCGCAAATCTTTGGGAACATCATCAGCGCTGATGACGTGAATCTTGTGCGCCTTAATCATCGCCCCTTCTAGCCGCCGTGGCCGCTGCTGATAGAGAGCATCCCACTCATATCCCCCGATGTTGCTGTGGATTGCCTGCAACACCTTCACTGGGTATTTCTCTGGCCATAGGGCCTCCCCTGGCTGCCGCTGGAGGGGGTCTACCCCTTTCCACCAACCATCCCGCACTGCCGCGATCACATCATCAGGCTCCACTGCTGTGGCCCAATCCTCGGCCAATGCGGGCAGGCAGAGCACCGTCCACTGGTCCGCACCGTCTTCCTCTACCATCCGCCGCAGCAACCGCCCGGCCAGGTCGTCTTCATGCCAGCGCTGGTGCATTAACACCACCGCCCCCCCCTCTTCAAGCCGAGTATAGAGTGTAGAGCGATACCAGTCATCAACCGCATCACGGGTTGCCTTGCTCTCGGCGTCCCGCCGGTCGCGGAGTGGGTCATCAATGATGGCCAGGTGCGCGCCCCGTCCAATGATCGCGCCCCCTACCCCGGCGGCGATCATCCCCCCTCGATGCCTAGCAAAATCCCAGGCGTTCGCCGCCCGACTGTCGTCAGAAATGACAATCGGCTCCGCCTTACCAGAGCGATCGCCGAAAACGGCCCTGTATGGACTGTCCATGATGATGTTCCGCACCCGGCGGCTGAAGCCGACCGCCAGGTCAGCCGTGCATGAGGCCAGAATCACCCGACAGTCGGGATTTCGGCCCAGGAACCAAGCAGGGAAGCGCACACTGACCAGCTCCGACTTGCCGTGCCTGGGCGGCATGAACACCATCAGCCGCCCGATTCCCTCCCTGCCTCCCGTGGCCACGAACCGCTCCACCTGCTCCAGATATTCCGCCAGCAATTCATGCACCCGCGAAGCCCGATACCCTCGGAAGGTATACCAGGCGAAGAAAATCAGCTTCCGTCGTGCCAACTCCCGTCTGGCCAATTCCTGCCGCGCCAATTGCACCGGATCACTCATCGTCATCATCGTCCACGCCGCCAGGAGCTGCCAGCGCAATCAAATCCTCAGTGTCCACCTCGCTCAGGTCATCGGCCAGCACTGCGCCCACATCCACCCGCTGCTTTGGTATGTAATCCCCCATCATCTCCAGCGCCAGCTTGCGGTCGGCGTGCGCTCTCGGGTTTGGATTGCTGGCCGCCTCGATGAGCGCGGCGTAAATCTCTGCACGCGCCTTTCCTAATGCGCTGGCGGCAAGCTGAGCAATGCGCGTCTCCATCGCCGGATTGTTCGCCCGCCAGTTGCGTATTGCCCGGTCGCTGCTGAGGCCCAGCACCTCTGTGGCCAGCTCCTGCTGCGTTTTGGGCCAGCGTGATGCCGCTGGCAGGGCCGCCCAAATCATATAGCACGCCTGACGCCAGGACCATCCCTCCCGCCGCAGCTTGAAGTAGTCATCCATCCACGGCTCGGCCTTCTCACTGGCCTCGAAAATCCGCCGCGCTTCCTCGCTCTTCAACTGCGCCTCATCCAGCGCATCTATATCCGCCTCCATCCCTGGCAGCGGTTCAGGCTCGTACACCCCGTTGGACATCTCGTTGCACCTTGTCCAAAATTGCTGTTCCCAGATCATACCCTGCCGTCTCTGCCGCTACCAGCAGCGGAATCACTACATCAGCCAGCTCTCCTGCAGGTGGTATCCGCCCGTCAAACACATATCTGGCCACTTCACCTAGCTCCTCCAGCGCCTTGATCACCTGGCGCTCGATCAGGCGTTGAGGAAGCCAGCCGTCCACGTATCCCCGTGCTGCGACAGCGTCATAGACTCTACGCTGCAAACTACATCGGCTTACCCGCCGCACCGCCATCAGGGCCAATGCCTGCCGCAGCGCTTCGGCATCCTCTACTGTCGCTGTGCCCTGTTCTACTCGTACCAGAATTTCCTCAATATGCGACATTTTGCCTCTTTTCCCCATCCAGGCAGCCGGGGCGGAGGCCGGGGGGGGTGAGTTGGGAGGGAGAGCTCAGCGCGACCATCCGCCCCAGCTGCCTAGGGACAGGGACTCTATAATTTGCGCATATGAGCAAATTGATTGCTGGAGAAGGCAACGAATCCAGCCACCAATGCAGGCCACCACGTGTCGGGCCAGTCGCCCCAGACCGTCATCCCTGACGCACATGAAAGCGCCGTGGCCACCACTGGTACCACGAAGCACAAACCAGCGATCACCAGGCGCTTATACCTGGACTCCAGGCTTTGATATTGCGGCCAAAATTCCACGATATATGAGAGCAGCACTCCCACAACAGCCGCTACCCCTGGCCCACGCAGATAGCTCAGAAATTCCGTCCAGCTCATGTTTTTCCCTCCTTGCTTAGATAAAGCTTAGATAAACAAAAAGCGCACTGTTGATCGGTGCGCTTCCTACGCTAACACCGGGCCTGATTTGCCTGGCCCCAAATCAGGCCCTCACTCTACCACTATCCTCTATCCTCTTTTTATCCCTCTACCTTGTTGGGCCAGGTTGCCAGTAGAGGGGCCTCATACGTTCTTTGAGTTCTACGCTGAAACTATTCCCCGCGCAGTCAAATGTTATCTGCATCTTCTCTGGCTTATTAATCCTTTCGGCCTGCCTGGCCAGAAAGTGTATCAGCCTAGCTGCCCGCCCCCCTACCCGGATGGTTTCGTCGTTGTCCAGCACCTCTATCATACCACCACCCTCCGAACATCTGTTTCAATTTTACCACAATGTCATTGCGTTTGTCAAGTTCCGACGCCAATTATTAGGAGAACAAGATTAAGATGGTGATATTCCACATACAAATCACTGCCATTCCCACGCATTCACCCATGATGAATATTCCCCACACCACAGCCCCCACCTTCGGCCATTGTGCCCAAGCCCATCGCACTGGCCAATGCAGAAGCAGGAGGATGCATTTAAGAAGAATGATGCTCTCAAAGCCCCATTGCATCCACAAATGAAATGCTATCGGATTGCCCTCATAACGAGGTCCAGCTGCGGCTGTGAGTAGCAGATCAATCCCATGCAACAGCGCGGCGAGCCAGATCCACTCATTCCGCCAGCAACGCCACATACAAAATGTTCTCCGCCTGTATTGCACATTGCATCCAGTCATGACCTACTGTGCGACCCTGAGCTAATTTCTGCCGTGCTTGCTCTATTGCCTGCCGCAAGCGTGCGTTTTCGCATTGCAAATCGGCAAGTTCATCAAGCAAATCCTCAATGGTACTTTTGTAGAGCGTATCCATCTGTTCATCCATGAGAAACCTCCTATATTGTTTTATTGTATATGCGTTATACCACGGATCGTCGAAATCATCCACGCAGAGATCCGTCTCGATTCCCTTCATCCGCCTGGCAATCGCGTGAATTTGCATGCGTTGTGTCAACATGGTGTTTCTCCTTTTCCTGTCTTGGAGGGGCAGGTGAATTTACTAGTTCTAGCAGAACATCGGCGTGGCATGGCTGGTCAAGGGGACACCAGCAGACCAAATCTTTGCCGGCCAACATCCGCTTCGCATCGGCAACCAAGGTCGGCATCGTTCGCAGCCACGAACGATACTCTTGAACCGCTTGTTCGGGTGTCATGTGTGGTCCAACGCGGTAAGGATTTCCCCACCGCGTTGGACGACCTACGTAAACCGCGCCCTCCGGCATACGCCAGCCTTTTGTGCGCTCCCGTTTAATACGCTTTGGCATTATCCATCTGCTCCACCAGCTCCTGTGAACGCGCTTGGTCCTCCTCATCATCACCGAGGACCAACGCTGCCTCCAGTTGGTCCATGATGTCTTCTACCTCCTCGTCCTCCTGGGGTGGGTTGGCAGCGGCAGCACCGATTACCTGACCTTCGAAATGGGCCAGGGCGGTGGCGACGGCAGCCTCCACCACCTGGCGTACCTCGGCCAGGTCCAGGGGAGCGGCGCTTTCCTGTCTTGCCGCCGCATCGCCAATGCCCCTGCGCAGCGCCTCTTTCACCGCCTGCGACTTCACCCCATAGGGCTTATCGTTGAACTGCTCCAGCCAGCGGATCACCTCATCGTCCTGGCCTGGGTAGAAGCGAATTTTGAGTTCGACAGTTTTTCCCAGACAAGCCATCTTTCTTCCTCATCGAGATGGGTACAAGTGTCCCCAAGTGTCCCCACTTGTACCCATCCGTTTATCCGCTACCCATCCGCTTTGAAGACCCGCCGCGCATAGCGGGCCAGGCCCAGGGCATTGGCCGTGATCGGTTCGGGCAGGACCACCCCATGGGGATACTGGCGCAGCAGCGCCTCGCGCAGCGTCTCGGCCCCACCGCCGGTGAAGAGCAGGTGGGCGAATTGGCGTCCGTTGCCCCAGTGGCGTTCCACGAAGTGAAGCACGCCGGCGGCGGTGGTGTCCAGGGCCTGGGTGACGAAGGTGCGCAGGTCGGCCTCGCCCTGGGGGGTGTAGAGGGCGGGACGTTTCTGGCGCAGCAGGGCATCGGCCTCGTGGAGGGAGAGGTCCACGCCATAGCGTCCCTGCACGGCGTTGATAAGCAGTTCGGCGGCGCGGCGCATGCCGGCCGTATCGCCTCCCGTGAACCGACCCACGACCTCTCCACCCTGCACGGCGAAGAGGTCCAGGGTGTTGAAGCCGATATCGCAGATGGCGACGGGGGCCTTGAGGTCGGCCTTGGGGCGGGACCAGTGGCCGGAGTTGTCCAGGCCCCAGGCGAAGAAAGCGCCAGCGGGCTGGGCCATGACGCGCACCTGGGTCACCTCCAAAACGACGGGTGAGCTGTTGACGCTGAAGTAGTGCTGGCCGACCATCCAGGCCTTCAGGGAGCGCAGGGTATCCAGGGCCTGCTGGCGGTCGGCCATGACCTCCACGGGCAGGCCGATGATCAGGGCGGCCTGGTGGTAACCCTGGCCCAGAAGGCGGAAGACGGCGTCGTAGAAGAGGGCGCGCAGCTCGGGACCATCGGAGAGGCGCAGGAAGTCCATGCGCTGGACGGGGCGGGCGAAGCGGGCCACGTTCTCGCCGACCAGATAGGAGACGCCGCCGAAGGTCACCTGGTCGGGGCGATGCCGCCGACGGCGGCCCAGCTTGCCCAGGGAGAGGAGGCCCAGGTCGGTTTCTCCCACGCCGACGACGGAGGGGACGAGGGCGACCTGGGAGGTCTGCGAGACGGTGGCGATCTTGAAATTGCCGAAACCGGGATCAAGTCCGATGCGAATCATGTTCTTCTCCTTTTCTCTTCGCTTCAGTCGCACCGCGGTGGTATGACGGCGCTTTCTGTAGACGAGATAATAGTGGATCATTTCATCAACCATTCACCGCCGGCATCAGCGACTCACTCGCGGTGTC